TGCTTTTATAGATCGTATAACTTATAAAGTGTTTCAGAATATTAAGAATTATTTAGATAAAGATTTAGAAAAACCTACAGGAACTCGACAAATTAAACTAGAGATAAGTCTATAGGTGCTAAAACATAAATTCAGAGCAATTCCCACAGAACTTGATGGTATTAAGTTTGCCTCGAGAAAAGAGGCCAAACGCTATAGAGAATTAGAATTGCTTAAAAAATCAGGTGAATTATTATTTTTTCTAAGGCAAGTACCTTTTCATTTAGCTGGTAATGTTAAATATGTATGTGACTTTTTATGTTTTTGGAAAGATGATACCGTTACTATTGAAGATATTAAGGGGATAAAAACCCCTATGTATATTTTAAAAAAGAAACAGGTAGAAGCTACTTATCCTGTTTCCATAACAGAGGTCTAATTCATGTCGTTTTTGCTAACGACTTTATCAATATATTAACAGCTTCTTGATGCACGGCGTTCTTTATTTTCATAAAGTTACGGGATACTTCGATGCACATGCGTTGATGTTGGGTTACCATAGGCTCACTATCATCATTTAACCCTTCATAGAAATATGATATATCCTTCAATAAAGCTTTAGCAATTACAACCAATCTACTGGCAGAAATTCTATTTGTACCTTTTTCGTATTTTTCTAATTGTTGCTGAGTGATATCGAGTTTCTGTGCTAGTTGATTACGAGAAAGTCCATAAGCAAGTCTTAGTGAGAGTATTTTACTCCCTACATATTTATCAATTTCGTTACAACCCCTTCTCATTTTTAATCTCCTTTATTTGATATCTTTGCTAACATTGTTTTTGCCCATTCAATAATTTCCTCATCTATTATCTCTGCCAAAATTTGTTGTGTATATGCAAGAACTTCAGGAGTGATACCTTCCTTTTCATTATTTATTATTTTTTCAATATTTTGCTTATGAAGCTTCATTATATCTTTCATACCAGGAAATAAACGATAATCTGGGTTGTTAAGAGCACTACGCGCATAATTTAAATCATCAATCCTTACTTCTGTATGTGTTCTTATCATTGTCGATAACCTCCTCTAAGCTTAATTTATAAATCGTGCCGTCATCATGCATAAATATGTAATAATCAAACATAAAATCATAATGGCTATATGTTAACTCTTGATTATTAATAATTACTTTTTCTGCTGTTTTAAAATTGTTCACGCCGCCTTTTTGAATATATTATGATACTGATTCACATATTTATTCATTAGTGGTACGCACTCATCAACTGCCTCTAGTATACGTGCCTGCATAACACTATCGAGCTCCACTCTATGGATAAACAATCCATTGCCTATACTGTCATGTTTAGGGTTGTATAGCACGTAATCGCACCACTGGCGACCGCATGCAAACAAATTAAACTGCATCTGAATATAATGCTTGCTCTCGATAGCCTCTGCTCCTTCCTGGGACATCTCAATAAGCTGCCCAAAATAATTATTAGAGTCTAGTATTTTGATTTCTATCATCCCATTTTCACCGACTAATCCATCAGGAGAACACGCTATATACTCACCCAATTGCACTAAACCAACCTCGTCAACGGAAGTGAATGTATGCGTTATATATTTTGTTCTAGCTGTGGATTCGTGTTCCCACCCTCGTTGAATATGAATATTTACATACTCCTCGCCGTCCGATTTACAACCCGTGACAATTTCATTGGCTCTGTCATAAAGATACTTCTTCTGAGCAGCTTTAGTTCCTAATAATTTATGGAAACATGAGCCTGTTATTTTGCCTAGCCTTAACTTATGCCACTCATCACTCCCTTGCTCAAGGTTAGTGTGTATTTGTAGTTTCTGCATTTAAAAACTGCTCTTTAAGTGAATTAAAATTAGCTATGCCATTTGTTATCGTCTCAGAATGCTGACTATCAATATTATGAAACTTAGCAAACTCCTTAGCATCAAGTTTATGCTGTGCGCATAGGTTCATGAACTCTTTTACTACAGTTAAGCCTTGCTCTTTTTCCACCCCTTTGCTTACGCTTTGGCCGTCGTCATCCTCTTGAGTAAGACCGACTATTGCAGATAGAGCATAACGTCTTGCATACGTAATACCAGCACCTAGTTGTTGTAGTGAATTACATTGTTTCATTACCACGTTTTCTAAGGCAAATATTGACTTAAGCCATTGTCCTGATTCATGAATTAGCAATGTTATCAATACTTGCTTGCCTTCCTTATCTTGGCTCACTATCTGAGAAACAGACAAACCATTATCTGCTAAAGGCTTCTTTACCGCAGCTAAGCAGCTTGCTAAATCTGCATATTTATAGCCGTATGCTTGCTTGTCCTTACTAACGTTTTCTATCGCCGCTTGAGCTTTACTCAAAGCTGCCGCAAGACTTTCGAATTTCTCGCTCATTAAAGCGTCGTTATTTGTATTTTCCATAATTTCCTCATTTTTTTCTAAGTTATGCATAACCCTTTCAATTCCACTTTTCAGGAATATAAAGGTTTTTATCTTCATTCTTAATAGTTCGTTTTTTTTCAATTGCCATAGATGCGTAGCCAACATTTACGCTATTAATGATAGTTATTTTTTCTTCGCTGACCTTTTTATAATTACCTTTAGGAGACTTCTTATCATTTCTGGTTTTAATATCATTTTCTTTCATAAATTTGGATAATGTCGGTACTGTTATGCGCAGCTCTTTCGCAACTTCTTGTTTAGTCATCCCAGTTTCATACAGACTAATTACTTGTTCTTTGTCTAATTCTACTGCCATAAGTCCTCTTTATAATTATTTATGTGGGTGTTGAAATTCGCTATGTGGGTGTTGAAATTCGCTATGTGGATGTTGAAATTCGATATTCTTAAAATCAATATCTGCAAGAAAAGTAACATATTCCCCGAAGGTTAAATGACCAACTATCTTACTTGAAGCTTCTTCGTCGAAAACTAACTTCCGAGATACAACTCCTCCCTCTCTTAATCTAACATTACGAAAATGAGTTTTTTTTTCGAGTAATTCCTTCCCATACTCGTATCTGTCAAAGACCGCGGTAAATAAAGTTTTACTTTCTACATTAGGATATACTTTCCAGTCATCCTCTAACATTTCGACATCAGCTTTATATTCTGTCCAATCAGCTTCGCTAGTATAATGACGCATTGTGCCATGCGATCCGCCTTCTATCCAGCTGTTCTTTTCCCAAGCTTTTCTACGAATCTTGTTGGTTTTATTGCTATTTACGTCAATATCTTTAAATAATGCTTCTAAATACTGCATGTTTTCTCCATTAATTACTTATTATACTCCACTTAATTCGAATACATTTAAAAACTGAATATTCTTAAACTCAATATCGGCCAAGAATGCTACATATTCGCCTAAGCTTAACTCTTTTGGTATTGTTTTTGAAACTTCTTCATCAAAGATTACATACTTTTTACCACGCCTCCCTCTCTGCTTCTCACATCACTAAAATGGGTCTTTCTTTTATGTACCTCAGAAGCATTATCATATTTCTCAAACACTGCTGAGAACATTTCTTTTGGTTCTTTTGTCATACTACGCCTCCAAGCCACGAGTTGCGGCAAAATCTAAATAGGATTGTTTTCTATAATTAGCTTCTTTTTCTCTTTCTTCATCCTCAACTATTTGTTCAATACAGTTCAATCCTAAAGTAGTGATTGTGTGATAACCAAAGTACTTCCAATTTATGCCGCGTTCTTCTGCTCGAGCTATGACTTTTTCAAATTCCCGCACTTTAGCAAGCACAGTAAGAAAATCAATGTTGTTAGGATCGTACTCAATACCAAACTTATCAGCTTTTTCTAGCGTCTCTTTCCCTCGGCTAGATATTTCAAAATTCTCATATATGCTTTTTGCTCTACGAGCAAATGTTGCTACTACTTCAGAAAGAGGTAAGCCTATATCAGTATATTGCTCTTCTTCTTTAACTTGACGGAAAGTTGGTATTTCGGAAACATTAGAATTGCTTGTCATAGTATTACTGCAATGGTTGGTTGCAATTATACTACATTGCGGAGTTGAGCTGCCATTATTATTTCCAGAAAAACTTAATTTTGCCTGAGCTAATAGTGGACTTAAGAATGATTTTGGGATATTGTTCATATACATACCTTTGTTTTTTGATGAATTACAAATTAGTAAGTAAAACTAAAACGCTTGAAGTTACCGCTTCAGGCGTTTTTTTATGCCTTGCTTATAAAGGTAGTATAGTGGGGGAAAATAGAAGAGTCAAGTTATTTTTTTTAAAATAGTAAAAATTATTCTTGTTTGTATCTTTTGGTTTTTTTATACAAGTCTACCAAAGTCTTTATCTTCGATTCATTGAGCGCGTATAAATATACACCATCCTTGCTACGCTCAACGAATTCTTTCTTTAATAATTTTTGCAAAGGATAATGTAGAGCTTGCTTACTATTATTCATCAAATCCTGAATATGACTTGCAGGAAGTGGATAATTAATTTCATTTAAGATAGCGAGGATTTTTTTTTCGCACCTAGACAATGTGTGACACTCATTAATTGCATTTTTCATTTCTGTATCCATTCTGACAAAAAGACTATTTGTTGTTAAGTAATAATTATATATTTAAAAAAGTCAATAAAATCGTTGATTTTAAATTTTAATTAATTATTGTAGTTATGTTCTCGAGTGAGAACTAGAGTTTTTTTTAATTTTATTTAGAGGTAAGTATTAGGATAATTTAAGGATTCACACATTCAGCGAAAAGTTTTTTAAAATTCTTGGTAGTCCTTTTTAAAACTTTTCCTAACGTTCAGGCGTATTTAGCAATACGTCAACCTCGCTTTTTTAACTCAACGTCAAACCAACGCAACAGGTAGTCTGAGGATAGTATCCTATTACCTATTTGTCAAGCTATTTGTTTTGGTATTTAAGAAAAATTATAATAAACGCAACAAATAGTAATATTTAATGATAGCATTACAACAGGAGCAGGAAGCTCAACGACCTATATACCCCAGTGCTCAAGTCTACTACACTGACTTCAACGCGGAAAGGCGTTCTAAGAAATTCACTTACAAATCCCGTGATTTTAATCTTATATGTAAAGCTACGAAGTCTACTATCCCTATCACAAGAAAGGAACAAGACCTACTAGCTGACATAAGCAATATGATAAAAAGATCCTCTAGCGGCTTAGCTTATTTATCCCATGAAGGATTGTCGAATCTGACCGGGAATAACAAGCGCCAGAATAATGTTATGCGCAAAAACTTAAGCCACATATTCCAGAGTAAATGGAAAAAGAAGATAAAGATTGATGGAGTGGTTAGAAGTAAAGTGATTATCTTCAAGCACACTCCTGAGGGAGAAATAATACTAAACAATTCTGGAGAACATTGCGGAAAGATTAAAGCGGGCACTCCAATGCCCATTTCTATATATAAGAATGAAAAATATATAAAAGAAGATAGATCTAGTGAATCTACTTTTTGTAAAAAGTCTAATCCTTTGCAAGCTAAACTCTACAAATTCAAACAATACGATAAGCCTAAGACCCTAGGCGAACATTATCCATTAACTCCAGAGGATTGCTCGGAACTTCAAAGTTGTTCAGGTCGTGATTTTACCCTAAATGCAATGAACGAGATATTGCTAGATATGTCTAGGAAGCCTAAGCTAGAGGGACATAGATTTGTTTCAAAGGCTCAGTTCATGGCATATATGACCACTGTTTACATTTACGAGAAGAGAGATGCGGTTAAAACTGCTACCTTAGGCTTTAAGGTGCTGACTAGAGCACCAGAAGCCGAGGTTATTGCTCATACAACGCAAGCAGAACGAGAAGAGTACCTAGCCGAAGTAGAACAGAGAGCAATAACGCATAGGAGCGATGAAACGCAGTACAGGGCAAAGCTGGTTGGAACACTCAAACCGAGTCAGGCCTATAATTTCTTGTCAAACCTTAAAACCGTATGTAAAGTAGGAGGCATTTTTGAGGTACATATGAGCCAAAATGTTTTACTCACAGACCATTCGCGCGGACTAATACTAAGTGCGACGAATGCAGTTGGAGGCTATAACGGGGTTAAAAAATTAGAGGTTATTGTTAAACAAAAAGTAACAAAACATGCAAACTAAAGAAAAAAATCACTTACTTAGAAAAAAGCAGCTCACTCCCTCAGAACTAGAGCAAGCTAAAACAAACTCGGAATTATTGCTAGAATGCGATTCAGTAATCTTAGGAGTTTGGCAGATAATTTGGAAAGATATGTGTACTTCGTGGAAGAGTATGTTTTTTACGGTTATAGCAGTCCTTATATTTACTTCTTCTTGGTGTTTGGTTGGGAAGAAAGTTCTTGGTTATTCTGTTTGTGTATCTTGCTTCTGATCCGTTGTTTTGAGTTGGTTAGAGGCTTTTTTACCTTCTCGTATTTTTGATATTTATAACACGTTTGGTTTGAATCAAACCTCCCCATCATCCAATCATAGGTTTCCTTAAATGTGAGGAACTTCCATCCCAATACTAAATTAAGAGTTATAGATATACCCAGAGTTACAGAAAATGGATAAGTGGTACACGCAATCCAAAGGCCTTCTAACTCATTCACTAATTGTTCAAACATTTTTCTTCAACTTACTTCTGATTCCAAAACATTTTAATAGTTCCCATTTTTCGATGAGGTAGTGGCTAGAGATCAGAAACGTAAGATTTACTAACATAGATGGAACAATTGCATTGAATTTCAATGCAATTATCCACTTAAATATTGCTATAAATGATAGTCCTGCAATCATAGAAATAATCACCGATCTTTCTGTAAATTTAAATCCAAAGATTATCATAAATAACGGTACAGTTACAGCAGGAACGTAAAGAGCAGCAGCTGATAATATTATGTCGAACAAACTCTTGTCTATAAAATTTATTGCAAAACCGCTGCTAATTAATCCTAGAATGATAGTGAATATTCGAGCATTATATAATTTTTCTAATGCATTATGTTTGCTTAGTTTCCAAAAATCATTTGCTATTATTACGGCAGATATATTCAAGGCAGAGTCTGCGGTAGACATACACATAGATATTACACCAATAATTAGTATTCCTTTTGTTCCTGTGATAGTAAAATTATTAATTAAAAAAGCTAAAATCTCATTTTTTCCAACAGTTGGATTTATACAATATATCAAATAAGAAAGCCAGCAAGATAAAACTAAAATTACTACTAGAATTGCTGCTGAATACAAGTAAGCTTTTTTTGCTTGTTCAATAGTTACTGCCATAGAAATACGTTGTATCACTTGTGGTTTTAATCCTGGAATTAAAAAATAAAAAAACATAAGCAATAAGTCGATTTTTTGTGCATTATCGAGTGAATATAAGTAAGAAAATTGAAACTTTTCTAGGGCGAGAGGCACTTTATTTGTAATATTTAAATGCTTGTCAAACATTAGAATAGCTACGATAAGAGATATAGAGAAACATATAGTTTGAATAACATCAGTTCTTACGACTGATCTTATTCCTCCTGAGTATGTATAAAAAGTGACTACTGCTGCACTCAAGAATATACATAGCCATAAATTAATCTCTGGCAATAATACATGAATTACTTCCCCCATAATTTTAAATTGAACGGCGATAACACCACAGGAGGCAATCCCACCAAGCAAAGAGGTTATATATCTAGAATACTCACCGTAGTGTTCTCCCATAATAGTAGCAACAGATGTTTTTCCTAAAAAAGATTCTACACGAGGAGCTATATAATAGCCTACAATTGCTAAGTTGAGACACATACCTATTGAAGCAATAAAATATGTTATTCCTTGCTCGTGAAACTCAGACAAATCTAACACAAGACCGCTGCCACTAACCCAAGTAGCAACAATAGTAGAGGTTAGAGCGCGAGTAGAAAAAGATTTATTACCAATTGCATAGTAATTTATTCCCATAGAGGTGTTACTTTTTTTAACACTCTCCCATAAAAGATAAAGAAAAAAACAAGCCACAAGGCAGTAATCTAAACTTATTGACATAAACTTATAAATTATTATGTGTCATTTTGAGACTCGATACTTCTTTTTATAAACTAATATTCAAGTTAGTATACTTAAAACTTAACTTGAATTATACACATTTTTTTTATGC